TCAACGTCGCATCTTATTCATTTCTCACACATTTACTGGCAAAACATTGTGGTTTAGAAGCTCATGAATTTATTCATCACATTGGCGATGCTCATATATACGAAAGCCATATAGAAGCTTTAGAAAAACAATTGGATAGTCCACTCTACGATTTTCCGAAGTTAGAAATTGAAAATGTGTATAACGATATTGAATTATATACGCCGTCGGATTTTAAAGTCGATGGATATAAATGCAATGATGCGATTAAAATGGAAATGATTGCATGACTTTAGGAACTCATCATTATAAATAAATAATTGGTTTAAATCTTAAAAAAATATCTTATAAATATCTTATAATGCCAAGATACACAATTCAACAATATTGCGAACTTTTAGGAGATAAAGTCGGCAAACAAGAAGAAATTATTAAAAAACTCACTGAACGTCTTGATGGCTTAGAACATAAAGGTGATGATGGAGATACCAAAGACTCTGTGGTAGCTTTACAATCCAAATTAGCTGAGACAGAGAATCAATTATCTGCTTTGCAAAGTACTATCCAGAGTCAGGCAGATTCATTATCTTCCATGGAAGAAGAAATTAAAAGATTAAGGGAAGAAAAACAAAACGTACAAATGGATATTACTGAAAAAAACGATGGAGATGAAAGCGATGAAGGTGAGAGCGATTAAACTTGAAATAAATCGAAAATATTTTTGTTTGAGATAACAGGTTATCATAATTACTGAGTTTAAACATTTAAAAACATAGTTAAATATTTAAGCAATTACAGAACCATGCCTGGTAAAAAATCAAATAAAGGAGATTCATTCGAGTTTTCCTTCAATCTAGACATTTTCCAACTTAACATTTTCACCAAATTCTTTAAAAATATATGTGTCTTGACTGAAACTTTGCAACTCGATGTTAGACCAACAGGCATATTTTGTCAAAGTTTAGATGATACTCATTGTGTATTGTTCCACTTCGAATTAAAAAATACATGGTTCAAAAATTTCTTTATTAAAGAAGGTAAAAAAAAAATCTCACTCTCTTTAAATTGTAATTACTTATCAAAGGTATTAAACTGTGCCAATTCTTCAACAAGAGAAGTCAGAATCGGTCAAAAAAGTAACAATTTGGACCACATAAATATCATGATTTATAATCATGAAATTGAAGAAGAGAATGAGAAAATAATTGAGAAAAGCAATAAGAAAAACAATAAGAAAAAAACAAAATCAAATAATTTGAATAATTCTGACAAAGAATTCAACCTTGTTCTAATCGATTATTCAAATGACCCTTTAAATATACCTAGCATAGATTTTGACATTGATATTACTGTATGTAGCTCAGGACTACAAAAAATATTTGGAGAAATAGATTGTTTTGGAGAAGATTTAAACGTTCTTTGTGACGAGGACAAAATTTTATTCAAAACTAGTGGAGACATGGGAAATTACTCAGTACAAATTTTAGAAGAACATATCGAAGAATATAGTATTGTTGAAGATTCCGTCTTCGAGACAACTTTCGGTATGGCAATCATAAATAAAATATCAAAATTTCTCAATATGAGTAATTCTGTATATATAAAATTTGTAAATAACAATCCATCGCTAATACTTATACCTCTGGAACAAAAAAAAACAAGTATTATCGTTGAATCTGATTCCGATGATAATAATGATGATAAAGTTGAGGAAAAAAATACTAAGGTAGAAGAAGATGAAGATGAAGATGAAGATGATGATGAAGATGAAGATGAAAATGAAGATAAAGAATTCCAAAATTTCCTGAAGTTTTATATTGCGCCAAAAATCGAATAATAGGTTAAAAAATTTTTTATTTTTTTCATCTTATTTTAAATATGATTAAAATATTCATGCAAATTCTAATCTTTTTCATTGTACTATTCGTTTACATTAATATTTGTTATCATTTGAAGACCAGCAATGATTTAGAAATATATACAATCCATAATCCATCCAAATATAGATTAGAAGAAATATGTAACCTTAGACAACCCGTTATTTTTACTTTACCACCCAATAATCTAAATAAATGCAAATTATCAAAAATAGAAGACAATTATAGTGTTTTCGACGTTAAAATAAGAAATCTCCATAACATCGACACCGAAAACGATATTTATTTACCTCTCAAATTATCAAATGCCATCAAATTACTGCAAAACGACAAAGAAAAAAAATATCTAAGCGAAAATAATGAAGATTTTTTAAATGAAACACTAGCCATTAACATTTTTAAATATAATGATGGATTTTTAAGACCTCCTCTTCTCTCCAAATGTAAATATGATTATTTAATAGGGGCACAAACACCACTAAGGTATGATCTCAATTTCCGTAATTATTATTACGTGTCTTCGGGTAGCGTGAATATTAAACTTGTTCCGCCTCATTATAAAAAACACCTCAATGTCAAATCCGACTATGAAAAATTAGAATTCCGTTCCCCCCTTGACCTCTGGGAAATCCAAAAAGAATACAAAGACAATTATGATAAAATAAAAGTACTTGATGTAACCCTCAACGAAGGCGAATTCATTTATATCCCCGCTTATTGGTTTTATACCATTCAATTCAATGGTATCTCAAGTGTATGTTGTCTCAAATATATGACTTTTATGAATACTATTAGTATTATACCGCAACTTTTCATTAATCTATTACAACTTCAAAATATGAAACATTCAATTGTCTCAACATTCAATACTAATATTCTCATGAAAAACAATGGAGATTTCGAAGAAAACCAGAAAATTAATGAAATTCAAAATCAAATAATGATAAATATTCCTGAAGGTGTCGAGCAAAATACCCCGAGTGAAGAAAACAACGTTATTAATAATAGTACCAATCCAGAACAAGCCATACAAAGAGTACTCAATGAAGATATTACTACTGGCAAAATTGATTTCAAAGATTTACATGAAAACCTAAATCCTCACAGCGATGCTTTTATCGTGCCAAATAAAGAAACCAATATACAACAGGAGTTGGAAAAATATCATCAAGAAACTCAAATAATAGGTACCGAAAAAAATACCAGTGATGATAATACACTCTTCCAACAAAGTACCAAAATTACTTCCTTACCCAATTTAAAAAGATGAATCGGTTATTAGTAGTCTCTTCCTTGAATTTTGTGTTTGAGAAATTCAAACGAATCGAATATTCTTTTATTATTATTTCAACATCATCAATGTTTCATTTTATCTTCCAATTTATTACATATTTACTTACGATAAAATGAAATACAAAATCAAAATAAATCAAGGAAATTATACTGATTTTGAAATTTATAATGCATTCACTCTTGCTCTCATTGAACGTTCCGACAAAGATGGAGATATTCTATATTCTCTCGACCCCGTAAAACTCAAACTTTTCGATCAAGATATCTTTGCATTAGATACTTCCGATACTTCAGATATTTGTGTGGGTAATTCCATATCACTTATTCATTCTACCACGAGAATGAGTCCTAATATTCCCGGTGTTCTTATTCTTGAAAATAACCAACGTTATGGACAGTGCGGAAAAAATTCGAGAGGAAAATACTTATACAAATGTATCCCTGACGACCGACGTATACCAGAATTTCTCGTGGCCTACAAATTAAAAATCGGTTTCAGCAAACATCAACACAATAAATATATTGTATTCAAATTCAAAAATTGGGACGAAAAACACCCCAGAGGCGAAATAACACAGACTATTGGCGATGTCGACCAACTTTCCAATTTCTACGAATACCAGTTATATTGTAAAAGTCTCCACTCTTCCATACAATCTTTCGATAAAGCCGCACGTGAAAAACTTCGAGGAAAAAATCAAGATTACTATATCCAAGAAATCATTAAAAAATACCCCATTGAAAATCGCATTGAAGATGAAGTTTATACCATTGATTCCGCTTCTAGTAAAAGTTTTGACGATGCATTCAGTCTTCGCGCCATAAAAGACTCAGAGGGACATGTAGAAAAATACATCATTAGTATTTACATATCCAATGTTCCTCTTTGGCTCGACGCATTAGATTTATGGGACTCTTTTACCAAACGCATCTCAACCATTTATTTACCCGACAAAAAAAGACCTATGATACCGACCATACTTTCCGATAATTTATGTAGTCTCAAAGAAGGTCAACTTTCCGCCGCGTTTATCCTAGACGTCGAATACTGCGTTAAAACTGAAGAAATCGTCTCTCACCGTTTTTCCTCGGGTACTATCCGAGTACGTCGTAATATATCACATCAATGCATTAAAAAAGCAACCAGTATTATGGATATGTTAAATAGCGTTGGGCCTGCCACAACAATGTACAAAGATATGTTGTCGGTTTGTACCAAAATAAATAAAAAGTACAATTATATTGATAAAATTCAAAATAGTCAAGATTTAATCGCGTATCTGATGATTCTTACCAATTATTTCACAGCAAAACATTTACTAAGTCGGAAAACCGGTATCTTCCGTTCAATGACTATCGGACACGAGGAAAAACCCATTGATACTCTTCCACCCGAAATAAATAAGTTCATCAAAATGTGGAACAGCTCTGGCTCTAACTACATCACTTTCGAACCCAAAATCACAGAAAAAATCTCTTCGGAATCAAAACGCTTTCATCACGAATTTCTCAATCTTGACGCCTATGTACATATTACATCTCCAATTAGAAGATTGGTCGATTTATTGAATATGACCATAATGGTTCGTGAAGTCACTAATTCTTCTCCGCAAGCCAATAAATTCTATGAACTATGGACTTCTCCCGAAAAAATAGATTATATTAATCGCACTATGAAGGCTATCCGAAAAATACAAAATGATTGTGCTCTTCTTGATTTATGCGTCAAAAATAAAGAATTGCAAAAGGATTTGTACGACGGTTATATTTTCAATAGGCTCGTCCGCACAGATGGTTTATTTCAATATTTGGTATATTTACCAAAGATTAAAATGGTTAATCGTTTCACTTCGTCCAATAATCTAGCACTTTATACCTCGCAAACTTTCAGACTGTATTTATTCTTGGACGAAATAAAATTTAAACGTAAAATCAAACTGGAAGTTATACACGATAATAAAAAAGAGCATAATGATTAGAATTTCCAAAACTATATTCCGAATAATTCGTTGTTAAATCATCGCGTTTACCGTAACTTAATCGCCAATTTTTTTTAACATTCTTATTCAACAAATAATCTTTCCATTTTAAAGGAACATGACGAGATTTCATATACCCATCATGTATTATTTGTTCACCATTGAATGTTATTAGAGAGGCAAAATGATCGCCATCTTCATCCAATATATAACCCGAATCTAATTTCCACACGATTCTTTTATTATTGTCTTTTGAATATATGTAAGACGGTAAGTGATATTTTAATTTTTGACCTTTTTTTATATCGTAAACCTTTAATATAACAATATGTGGTGGGGAATTATCTTCGGCAAAGGGGTTATTGTTTAATATTAATTTACCCGAAGTAGACATTTTTTTAACTCCGGAATCCAAAGACATCAATTCAATTGATTTATCATGTTCGAAACCTTCTCCCACGTTAATATTTTTAATTTTTATCTCGTTATTTGAAAGATATTCAATCAACTTAGTATATAATTCTAATGGATTACCCGCCTTGCCAACATTAGATGTTTTTATAACCTTGTGAAGACCCTTGATTATATTATTCGTGTTTAATAAATTCGAATAATTTGTTTTTTCTTTCTTTTGTAACACCGCATCAATATATTTATTGAACATAAATAAAGGCCATTGTATATTTTTGGGAATATTTATATTCTTTGGTTCACCACCCACAGCTTTTTTTGTTACTATTCTACCTGTAATCATTGACTTCCTTAAATGACGGAAAAATTTACGACCCTTGTCCGAAATGAAAAACACCATTAACATCGCATTCATCCAACAATTAGCATCATATTGCTTTGGCGTATTTATATCCTCATATGTATATCTGTTGTATTCTTTTGAAAACAAATTCTTTAACATTGTTCTCTGCGCCAAAGGATGTTTCCAGTTCATACATTTCATATCTCCGTTATCATTCATCACTCTAATCTCTCTCTTCTTCTTACAGTTATATATCTCTGGATTTGGAACATATGATTGCAAACTAATCATTTGTTTGTTAATACTTGGGCTAAATGAACGCACC